TTAGAGGATTCAGAACCAGTTCCTTCTACAGGACAAGTCACATCTAAACCTGTTATCTCAGGTGGTAATGCACCAAACATTCAGGCACAAGTAAGTGAACCTGAAAACATTGTTGCACCAGTAGAAGAAGAGAAGAAAACTATTCCAACCTTTGATACTGAAGAAGAACTTCTAGCATCAGTTAATGCAAAAGTCAACATCATAGAAGATGAAGCAGAGGAAGAGTATGAAGAGATTACAATTCCTTCAAGGTCAGAATTAGAAAACAGTTCTAAAGCAGAAGTGCAAGAAGAGGGTGATAAGTTAGGTTTCGAATTATCTGGTACTAAAGAAGAAATGATTGACCAGTTCGAAGAACAAACAGAATCGTTTATTGCATCATTGCAAGAAGACGGTGATTTCATCAGTGCATCTGAAACAGACAATACTCGAAGTGATGAGGAGAAAAAAGATGGTGATGATGATGTCAGAGACGGTGGATACTTCTAAACGAAAGTATACAGTTTCACAATTCAATAAAGACCAAGTAAGCAGAATCTATTCAGAGAAAAACTTTGAAGAGAATCTGCTCAGGTTCAATTTACCAGAAGACCTTACAATCTTTCTTGGTTTACAATTCAGAGAATCAGCATATCTATTTAAGAAGTTAGATAGTAAGAAGAAAGAGAACTTCTACATCAGTGCAATATCTTATCCTTGTTCTCGTATCAATGAGACATTAGAGGCACGAGAAGTTCTACTCTATAATTACAAAGAGAACGGAGACCCTAGGTCTTGTCTTATCAACAGAGAAGACGACCCACAATTTATTCTATTACCACAAGACTGGTGTAATTTAGATAATGGTGATACTGTAGAGTTTCAATATGTGCCAGAAGACCAACCAGATACAGAAAGATATTTAGAAGTTCATGTCGGATAATAGAAACATTCCGATTCAGGCAGTAGACCAATATGATTTCTTGGAACATAGAAGAGAACAGGAAAAGAAACATTGGGATAAAGTTAAGACAAGTGAACCTTTAGATTCTATTCTCACTGTAGAGATAAACACAACAGAACTTTGTAATAGAACCTGTGTGTTTTGTCCTCGACATGACCCTAAAGTATTCCCTAATAGAAATCTACACCTTACAACTAAGGGTGCATTAATCATTGCAGAAGAATTAGGAGAGAATAACTTTCAAGGTAAGATATCATTCAGTGGATTCGGAGAGAATCTCCTTAATCCAGACTTCATAGAGATAGTAAAGATATTCAGAACAGAATTACCCTATGCAACATTAGAGTGTAATACTAACGGAGATAAACTTGACCACAAATACCTTGAAGGACTTATACACAATTCAGGTTTAGATTTAATCTATATTAATCTGTACGATGGTATAGAACAGATGGATAAGTTTGAAGACATGTTATTGTGGGCAGATATACCGACAGATAAGTATAAGTTCAGAATGCATTGGGGAGATTTTGAGAAACACGGACTCATACTAAATAATAGAAGTGGTGTAGTAGATTGGGTTGGTGTTGAAGATGATACTGTAGAGAATCTAAAAGGCAAACCATGTCATTACCCATTCTATAAAATGTTTGTCGATTGGAACGGAGATGTATTGTTCTGTTCTAACGATTGGGGAAGAGAACATGTTGTAGGTAATCTTTTACAACAATCTTTACATGATGTATGGTTCTCTAAACCTATGACAAAGATTCGTAAGAGATTAATGAAAGGTGATAGAAGTCATTCACCTTGTAATAAATGTAGTGTAGACGGTTCACTATTTGGAAAACCGTCATTTGATATAGTTAAGGAATATTATGAGAATAGCAATAACAGGAAGTAGTGGTCTTGCAAAGATAATTAAAGACACACTAGAAGCAACACCACATTTAGGGAACACCTTTAGAGTAGACCCGATTCGATGTGAAGACATAACAATGAATGGAAGAAACTGTTGGGTATTCGGTGGTTATGAACCTGCTGATGTTCTAATCAATCTTGCACATGAAGACCAAGCAAAGATTCTATCCATTGCACATGAAGCGTGGGAAGGTGAGAAGACAAAATACATTATCAATATCTCCAGTCGTGCAAGTCAACCAAACATATCAAAAGGTTATATGTATGCAAGTGAGAAAGCACAACTCAATCACCTTGCAAACAATCTACAATACAATTCCAATAAGAGATATAAAATGACCACACTTAATCTTGGTCTTCTTAATGACGAAAGTTTACCTAGTGTCAAACACCAAGATGTTGCAGGTCTGATTTACAAACTGATTACATCTTATCCAGATTACGAGATTGCAGATGTAACCCTACAGGCACATGCAAACTACCAGTCAGTACAAAGTGATAAAGAAACTCTAAGGGACATGGAAAGATTTACTAAATAATAGTATGACTACAGAATATAACGATTTCGGTTTTACCGCGATGGATGCAGATGAACTTGCTGCCATTGATACAAAGATAATTGAGAAGACTACAACTGCAACGGATGTAATCAACAAATTGGATAACTTTGTAAGACCATTGTTGGAGAATCTTGCAAAGGATTCAGATAAGGATTATATCTATTGGCCAAATAGAGTGGATATCATCAACAAGAAACTAAAAGAATTAGACGAAATTCAAAAAAGTTTATAAACCCCCTTTACATTACCCTCCACTTTTTAGTATACTAGACACTGTTAAATAATAAACAGAGGAGTTTAGCATGGACGAAACAACAATGAAGTTGGTCAAACTAGGTCGTGAAATGATTACACAAGCAGAAGAGAACAAAGTCTTTGCTAAAGATGATGCAAAGTGGAATACTTGTGTCGTTGCCGGCAATAGACTCACAACTATCGGAACTACATGGGGTTTACAGAGTGTTAAAGACCTGAAGACCAATGAACGAGAGGTTGTTTTAGAGTTCTTAGATTTAAATGAGGGATTACTTGCATGAGAGTATTAGTAGAATCATACGGAACTATTAAAATCTTTTCAGATAGACCATTCGGTTATAAGAGATACTATGTTCAATGGGAAGATGGAACTGAATCAATGTTCAGTGGTCTTTGGTACTCTGAAAAGAAAGTCAAAGAGATAGTAGAAGACCATTTACCATACGAAATATAATAGGGGGTTAATAACCTCGGGTAGGGACAGGGAACGATAGAAACAAAATCTACAATTTCAAACACGATGTTTGTTTGAGTTCCCATCCCACCAGTTTTCTAGGGGTTGACAATGCGTACCATTTTTTGATACCATATACCTATAATGAAAAAGGAGATAATTATGAAAGACTTAAACGAATATGTAGACCAACTTTGTGCAGAATTGACTGAAGTTAAAAACAAAAGGTGGCCTCATTGTGCCGAAGATGGTGCTTATTATGGTGCTAAAGCGGGTCGTAAGTATATTAAAATAATATCTTATGATAATTCAAATGGTGGTGGTGCTTCTGTATGGGGTTTCATCAACAAAGCAAATCCAAATTTCAAAGAGGGAGATGTTCTTCTCTCTGCTGGGTGGAATTCACCTGCTCTTAATAAAGCAAGAGGTAATCTAATAGAGGGTTATCCTGTTCTTAAAATGGGTGATAGATTCATGTACGGACCTGGTTATTGTTCAGGTGCAATTGCAGGAACTCCAAGAGACGGAGGGTTTGTTTAAGATGGATAACTTATACGATATTAAATATGCCAATCTTCCCATGACTGTGAGGAACCATAAATTTGTTTTAGACTTTCTAAAGAATAATCCTTCGAGGGTTAGATATAGAGGCAAATCAATACCAGGTGTTTATAGGAGAGCACCTCATCATTGCATCAAAGAGTATGCAACAACATTTACAATTTATCCACGATAGGGCTTGACAATGCGTATCACTTTTTGATACCATATACCTATAGTGAAAAAAGGAGACTTAATATGATAATAAAAGATTACGAAGTATGTTCTCCTGATATGACATCAGGTGGGACTTCATTGCAAGGATATAAGACAACAACCTATGACAGGTTGTGTCAAGTTTTAGGTCCACCAACATTCACAAGTGCAGACCCATATGATAAGGTCAATTGTGAGTGGTACTTAGATACTAAATGGTATGATGCAAATACTGTTGATGAGATTGACTATGACGACTGGAACTATGAGACGGTTACAATTTATAATTGGAAAGACGGTAGAATTCCTACTGAAGAGTATCAATGGCATGTTGGTGGTAAATCAATATGGGCAACAGATGTTGTTGACATGATACTTGATAATTTCAATAGAAACGGTGAGAACCACAACGGAGAAAGATATGTCGCTTAATTACGAAAGTGCAAAACTGATTGCACAACAAACAGACGGAAAGTTATCAGCAGAAGATGTTATAAATCTTGCACTTTACGGAACAACCAATGCCATGGACTTTGCACCAGACCCAATCGAAGAGGGTAATTTGTGTATGTGTGGTGAATTGAATTGTCCAGATGCATATGCACATATGACGAGTGGGTGCTAATATGGAAATAGGATTTTTAGGAGGCACCTTACTAATGGTTATTATGTTTAGTATGGTTTTTGTAGGGTTGCATATCAACAAACCTTTTCCATGGGAGAAAGATGATGAGTGAATCTTATAGAGCATTTTTAGTCGGCATGGGATTCGGTGCATTACTGATGTTTATCATGTTATTACCGAGTCTTGTTCATGCGTCAGACGAAAACGGTGAGACAGTTTGTCTTGCAAAAAACATTTACTTCGAGTCAGGTAATCAACCACTTGCAGGTAAAGTTGCAGTTGCACAAGTTGTATTCAATCGTATGGAACATTCTGCATATCCAAAAGATATTTGTGGTGTTGTATACGATGCAAAGTATAGAGAAAACTGGAAAGGCAATTTAGTTCCAATTAGGAATCAATGTCAGTTCAGTTGGTTCTGTGATGGTAAGTCAGATGAACCTTTAGACACTGATACATTCTTTGAATCGTATCTCATTGCACAAGATGTAATTATGGGCAAGTATCCAGATATTACAGAGGGTGCAACACACTATCATTCAATTATGGTCGAACCTTATTGGGCAGAAACATTGAATGAAACAGTACAAATTACCGACCATATCTTTTACAAATGAAACCAACTAATTCTAATAAGACAGGTCAATCAACAAAACAAGATGTTGTCATGACACCATATCATACAGCAAAATGGATAGTTGAACACTTCGAACCACAAGGCAAAATGTTAGAACCTTGTCGTGGTGATAGTGCCTTCTATACAGCAATGCAAGAATATAATCTTGCAACCAAAGGTTTATCTGTAGAAGATGATGATGTTGATTGGTGTGAAATATCAGAAGGTAAAGATTTCTTTGATTACAATGGCAAGGTTGATTGGATAATTACTAATCCACCTTACAGTATATTTGATGATTTTTTAGATAAGGCATTTGAAGTTGCAGACAATGTTGTGATGTTTGTGCCTTTTTCTAAATTGTTCAAATCAAAAGGTAACGACCAAGCAGTTATGAAATATGGTGATGTAAAAGAAATTATTAATTTAGGCACTGGTAATACTCACGGATTTCCTGTTGGGTTTTTGGTTGGTGCAATACATTATCAAAGAAATTATAAAGGTGATATTAAATTTTCGAGGAACTATTAATAGGAGTATATTATGACTAAGAGACAAAAAATAAAAATAACAAATGCGTTTCTTACTGGTCTGAAAATCATTTCAACAGTATTTGTGTTTGTTGGACTTACACTTGCAATGAGTGGCAACTTTCATATGGAAATCTATAGTCTATCGTCAGTGATGATAGGTTGTTTTGGATATATGATACATAGTTTTAAAACAAATGACCATATGATACTATTGATTAGTGTTGCAGGTTTTACACTTGCAGGTAATTTGTTTTTAGAAACACCAACTGCACTTCTTATAGCAGACCAATATGGTATTGCTTTAACTGAAGAAAAAGGTTGGTTTGCACAATACGGCAATGTATTAGTTAGTATTATTAAGGAGTTAGTATAATGTATGATAAACCAATTGAACAACATAGAGAGTTTCTCTTAAACACGGACTATATTAATAATGGTGTTCAACATCGTTATAAGTTCAATAATGATTATGGTGCTTCAGTAGTAAAACACGATTTCAGTTATGGTGGTAAAAATGGATTATGGGAACTTGCAGTCTTAGATTTTACGGTTGACAAATCAGGTGCAATAACATACCATACTCCTATAACACAAGATGTCGTTGGACACCTTGCATGGAATAATGTAGAATCTATTCTACAAGAGATTAAGGAACTATGAACTTATTTTACTTACACGAAGAACCCGAAGTCAGTGCAAAACTACATTGTGATAAACATGTAGTTAAGATGATTATCGAGTATGCACAAATGTTATCCACCGCACATAGAATGTTAGACGGTGAACAATACACTGATGCATCTAGTGGTCGTAGAATTCAAAGGTGGAGATTAGATTACGATAGAGAAGATATCTTATACAAGGCATCACATATCAATCATCCTTCTACCAGGTGGGTGCGTGAGAATGCAATTCAATATCAATATGCATTCGATATGTTTACTGCATTGTGTGATGAATACACATACAGATATGAGAGAGAACACCTAACTGATACTAAACTTAGAAACATTCTTAATTGTTTACCTGATAATATCACATTGGGTACTTGGTCAGAACCACCTCAATGTATGCCTGAAGATGTCAAAGTTCCAGGAAACTCTATTGAGGCATATCATAAATACTACCGCGAATACAAAAAAGATTTCGCAAAGTGGACTCAACGAGATATTCCACAATTTATGATGAGTTAATTATGCCCCTATATGATTTTTTAAATAATGAAACTGGTGAAGTGGAAGAACACAACATGTCTTATACTAAGTTAGACCAATTCAAAGAAGACAATCCACACCTCAAACAAGTAATCTTAGGAACACCAAATATTGTCGGTGGGCATGGAGATAGAGTTAAGACAGACCAAGGATTTAAAGATGTTCTGAATAAGATTGCATCTGGTCATAAACTTTCTCCCATGGCAGATAAAATTTCTGGTGTTCAAACTGCAAAAGACATTAAGACCAGAGAGATAGTCAATAAACATGTTGACATGCAAACCAAAAACAGACTATCCAAAACAAAGAAATAGGTGTATAATGTATAAACAAATGCAAAATTTTATAGAAATAACAGATTTAGAAAATCTACAAGCAAAGACCGTAAGTGAAGACGGTAAAAGAATGTATCAGTTCGAGGGTATGGAAGCAAAGTATCCTTCAGTAACCACGGTAACAGGTCTCTTAAATAGAGAACACATCAAACTCTGGAGAAAACGAGTTGGTGAAGAGACTGCAAACAAGATTACAGCATCAGCAACAAAACGAGGAACAAACTTCCACCAATTAGTAGAAGACTATCTTCGTGCTGAGAAAGATATTATTATAGAGAATGATTTACAACGAGGCATGTTTAATGCAATGCAACCTGTTTTAGATGAAATTATACCTCTTGCTTTAGAGGCACCTTTGTTCTCACCAAATCTGGAAATGGCAGGTCGTGTTGATTGTGTTGGTATCTTCGATGAACAATTATGTATTATAGATTTCAAAACAAGTAGTAAGTATAAAGAAGAGTATATGGCAAAACCATGGTTTATTCAAATGACTGCATATGCACTTATGGTAGAAGAGTTAACAGGACAAGCAGTACAAGAATGTGTTGCTCTAGTTGCAGTAGAAGGACTTAATGCATTTCAATTGTTTACATGTAATCCTTTAGACTACATTGATGATTTGGTTCAGTTAAGAAAACAATATAAAAATGTTTATGGAGTATAATATGAATATTGAAATTGGAAAGACATATGAAGTATCTTGTGCAAATAAGAAGAGTGTCTATGAGTTAGAATATTGGACTGATGAATCAGGTACCAGAATCAAAACAGAAACTATGTGGAGAAATGGTGAGTGGTTAATTAAACCAAAAGACGAAGAAGAGGTCGAATGGTTAACAGATGCTATGAATCAGGAAGATACTGATTGGTTTGAACCACAAGTATTCGAAGAGAATGAATTCCAAGAATGTTGGGATGGTTGTTCATTCGATGTTGAGTTATTAGAATTCGAAGGTACAGATGAGGAGAAAGAATCTCTTGTCGAAAGTATCGAAGAAGAGGGAACAGGATATTTCTTTGATAACGGATTTGATTCCGCAGATTGTGAATATCTATTTTATGGACCGATTGTGGTCGAAGAATCAACAAGGGAGATATTTTAATGGCAAATTTTTATGAAGAAGATAAGTTTACTCTAAAACAGGATTGGAACTGGAGTAAAATAATTTACAAATCAGATGATTGGATTCATCAACAAGCATACGACAGTGCATACGAACATATGATGGAGTATCTGGAAATAGGAAGTGAAGACGAACTTACAGAAGTCCACTTAGATGAGTGTCATGCACTTATTGATTACTTAGAAACACCTTATTCAGAAGGTGGTGCCGGATATGGTGGTACAGATAGTCATAGTGAGACATACTATGCCTACTATAGAGTTATGATGGATTGGATTGAGAACTTCGAAATAGAACACGAAGGAGCACCAATAGCATGATATCTAAAAAAGAATTTACAGAAAAGGTAGAGAAACTATGCCGTTATGGCAAGTCAGATGTAATGTCTGCTATACTGAAAGTATGTGAACAAAACATGTTAGAACCTGAAAGTGCCAAAAGACTTTTATCTCCACCTTTAAAGGAGAAGTTAGAAGCAGAGGCAACAGGTTTAAACATGGTAAATCGTGGAACAAATAGTCAAGCAACCTTATCAGGTTTCTTTGACACAAAAAAATAAGGAAAAATTATGAAAAAAGGTGATATAGTCACAGTGGTGACTTTTAGTGGAGAATATGTAGGTGAACTTGTAAAATCTGAACCATTAACTCTAAAGAATCCAAAGATGATTGTTAGAGCAGAAAATGGTAATATGGGATTTGCAAAAGGAGTTGCGGTTACAGGAAAAGAAAATCCTGAATCAATGGTCTTGCAAACTTATGTCTTTGTATCTGAAGTTAATGAAGGTGTTGAAGAAGCATATACAACTGCAGTTAAAGGTGAACCTTTAATTCAAACACCAGCAGAAAAGAAAATCATTACTTAATGACCAGTCGTGAAGGATATGATGCATACACTTTATACCTCGGTATAAAACTACACTTCTATTCTAACGAGTATGACTTTGTTAAGTATAATGGCAAAGTCAAAGCAGATATAAAGTCCTTTCTTAAACGAAAGGATAAGTATCATTTTGGTAAACTGTTTAGAACATATAAACACGAACTACAGGATTTCTATATTGCAAACCTTTCTCAAAAGGATTTGTGGGCAGGAGATTTATTGAGTGATGAGTGTGCTAAAGTTTACAAAGAATGGAAGAAGAATAACCAAAAGTTGACTTATCTATTCGAAACAGAAGTAAGTGATTTACTTCGAAAGAAGAATATACAAAAGGTGTTAGAAGTGAAGAACGGACAACACCCTATTCTTTTAAAAGAGTTTATGGCAAAGAAAGTATCTTTAGAAACAATCTGTATTATGGATGAGATTATAGAATTTACTAAAGATTGGGATAGATTGATATCAGAGAGAATCATTTATCCTGGAATTCATGTCAAAATAAACAAATACAAATCATTCGTGGAATTCAACCGAGTGAAATACAAATCAAAATTAATAGATTTGTGTGAGTAATACCGATTTTGGGTATAAATATACCCAGGACTTTATAAGATTTACAGAAAACCTGGTTGACAGGACACTATGTAAGTCTTATAATGGACTAGTCAGTGCATAGGTTTGTACTGATTAATAAAATGCAAATACAATGTTATACGAATACAATAGGAGAATACAATGTCAGCATCATTAGATAAGCTAAGAGCAGCGATGGAAACTGCTTCACCCGCACAAGGTGAGAAAAAATCCTACAATGACGATACTATGTGGAAACCAGAACTTGATAAATCAGGTAACGGTTATGCAGTAGTTCGTTTTTTACCAACACCACAAGGAGAAGAAATGCCGTGGGTTTCATATTGGGACCATGGTTTTCAAGGACCTGGTGGGTGGTATATTGAGAAGTCTTTAACGACTCTTAATAAAAAAGACCCTGTGTCTGAATACAATACTACATTGTGGAATTCAGGTATCGAAGCAAACAAAGAACAAGCGAGAAAGCAGAAGCGTAGACTTCACTATGTCTCAAATGTTTATGTTGTTTCAGACCCTAAGAATCCAGACAATGAAGGAAGAGTTTTCAAATACAGATTTGGAAAGAAAATCTTTGAACAACTCAAAGAGGCAATCTCTCCAGCATTTGAGGATGAAAGTGCAATCAACCCATTTGATATGACTGAAGGTGCAAACTTCAAAATCAAAATTAGAAAAGTTGATGGTTACTGGAACTATGACAAATCAGAGTTTGATTCTACATCTCCATTAGGTGATGAAGCAATGATTAACTCTACATTTAGTCAAGTTCATTCTCTAAGTGAAGTAATCTCTCCAGATGAGTTTAAGTCTTATGACGAACTCAAAGAGAAACTTGATAGAGTATTAGGTCTATCAGGTGCAATATCAGGTAGCACAGCAGAAAGTATTGCAGAAGACCAGGAAGAAGTGCCATGGTCAAATGTGAACACTGAAAGTGTTGCTAGTGAACCTGTAATCGCATCAGCAGAATCATCGTCTGAACAGTCAAGCAATGGTGACGACGCGATGGATTACTTCAAAAAACTGGCCGAAGATAGCTAGTTTTTGAGTTGGGTGCCCTTGTGTTTATATTATGTATAAGTGATGCAAGAACAAGGGCAGACTTGGACCGTGGACAAAAATGGGGGCACCAAGTAAGGGAAAGATTATTAGCTAATAGCGGAATAATCGGTATAGAGCGGGATGCTGTAAAGCGTGGGGCGACTATACATTTATTTTAAACAGGAGAATTATGCCAGAAGTGAGACCAAAAATCAACCCTAAGAATCGACAAGAGGAACCTTTCGATAGAATGCTTAGGAGATTTAAGAAACAATGTGAGAGGGCAGGTATAGTTCAAGAGGTTCGTGATAGACAGTATTACGAGAAACCTAATACCACCAAGAATCAAAAGAATCAAGACATCAAAAGAAGAAAGAAACTTGATGCAAAGAGAGCGTCCACTAAAGGTTATAGACCGAGATAATGAGCAACTGGCATGGGGGAAAAGGTTCTAAAAGAAGGAACTCAAATGAAGAACTCTATGCTGATAATTGGGAGAAAATCTTTGGTAAACCAAAACCAGAGTTGAAGTCTCGTAAAGAAACTCCTTCACACGCATCTACTCAGATGCACAAAGATAAAACAAAAGTTATTCCAAGAAAGTCTAAGTTTAGACACCAACCATAATATCGTCATAATATCTATCGTTCTCATCCCTTGCAGAATCTTTAGTGTTCATCACATTGGTTGTTGATTGTGAGTTATTATTATTCTGTTGGACAACTGAAGCAACTGCATTTGCCGCGGCATTAATATCTGGTCTTGCCTCTTGTGTTGCAGTATCGATTTGAGCACCTCGTCTCAATGCCATGTCTTCTTCTGCAAATTCCATAATTGTCTCTGCATCAGAACCATCTGCTAGATTGGTTTGACCAGCATCTAAGGCAGTTTTTGCCTCATTATAACTTGCAATAATTGATTTTCTTGCCTCTAGTTCTTTTATAATTAACTCTTTAGTTTCATCACCAATATCATCATCAGCAAGAATTGCGTTCAACTGATTATTAGGTGCAGTGATAATCATATCAGGATTAACAACTGATGCTCTACCAATTCCCTTCTTCTCATATAGACCAGACTCTTCAGCAGCATCTAATCCTTTCTCTTTCATTTTCTCATTCATTTCAGGTACATCATCATCGAATAATGCTCTGTAAACTACACCTGGCAATATTGCTTTTGCCATTTGTTTTAGTTTTGCCATGATATCAATACCAAATACATTCTTAAAGAAATCACCGATTGCTTTGAATGGTGCCGAGATTAAATCCCATATTCCACCAAATGCATCTTTAAGACCAGAGAACATTAAGTCGAAGTCTCCTGTGAATAGACCTTTCCAGAAGTCAAAGAATCCACCAAAGATTCTAAAGATTGAGTCTTTGATATCCATAAAATACCCTATGACTGTATCAATCGCTGCTTTAAATCCTTCAGACTCTTCATATAGTTTCATACCTGCTAAGACTATTCCTACTACTGCAAGACCTAATAGAATCCAAGGTGCCGCTGACATGAGTAATCCTGCCGCTGCAATCATAACAGGTGTTAAGAATGTTACCATTGATGTAAAGAATGTACTCATGGTCACCATGAATCTTTTGGCCATCTTTGTAAGACCTGTTTTTGCAAAGTTGAAACCTTTCTGAACTGTACCCATTACATTATTGAATTTCTCAGTCATACCTTCTATACTGATACCTTTCATATACTCAACACCTTTAGAGAAACCTTGTGCAACTCCACTCATAACCTTTTGTGCATTGTTGAACATCTTAACGGCATCATCTAATTGACCTATAAGGTCGAAACCTGTAAGACCTTTTAATCCGTCAGAGAAGTCAGTAAGACCTGATAACTGGTCATTCTTTGCCTGTTCCATATTTGCAGACATTTCTTCACGGATAGCAGTCTCTTGTTTCATTAGAGATTCTTGTTTATCTGAATTTTCTTGTAGAGTGATTTCGTTATTGTTTAGTATATTTTTTTCAATACTTAACTGAGATTGTTGAGTCTCTAATAACTCTTGTCTGTTTGCAGACATAGAATCTATATTTGCTTTTTCTAAAGCATTTTCTTCAACAGCAGCGTTAATTTTATCCTGGATTGCCGCTATTTGCAATGCATGAGTTCTTTTATTATTATCATGCACTTCTTCGGACATCTTCGCATCAAGTTCTGCCATAAGTTTTTCTTGGGCAATAATTGCTTTCTTATACTCTGCTTCTCTGAGTACAAGGTCTGCGATATCTTTTTCGGTACTTGCAATGGCAGATTCAAATTCAAATATAGAATCTTTTGTCCTTGCAATTTCTTCTTCTGTTGATGCTATCTCTTCAGTAAGTTTTGCAATAGGTCCTAGAACTTCAGATAGTTTTTCTGTAGTATCTCCAAAAATTTGACTTAGTGCCTTTGACTGTTCTTCAGTTAAAGCATCCATTCCTTCTGTTGTAGCAATGGTTGCTGCTTCAATGGCAACGGACATTTTCTTATTTAAGAGAGCACCTTTGAGTGTATCATCACCAGCACTTTTAAAATCTGCAACGATTTTAGCAGTTTCAGGTCTAACCTCTTTTAAATCATTAATTAAATTTTTAAATGATTCTTTCTGTTCACTAGTAGAAGATGCAATTGCTCTGTTTCTTTCTCCTTCGAGTTTAACATTATCTTCTAAGGTTTTTGCAGCCTTGGTAAGTTGTTTGTCTAGTTCACTAACTCTTTTATCTAGTTCGTCTGCCATTAAATTTTCCTTTATTTACCGAATGCTTTTCCTGCTTCGGATATTCCAAATGCACCTAGTGTGACTACTACAAATGATGTATAGATTGTTTCAGAGACTTTTAAGTCTATATCCCAAACTAGTGCTGTGACTAGGTCTGTTATACCGAAACACATCATTAAAAAGAATGAGATAAATCCGATGATTGCTTTCTCATTCAAATCGTTGTCGTCTAAGAACAAGTCTATAAACTTTCTTTTTGGTGGTTCTAATCCTCGTTTTGCCTTAATGGCATCTTCTTTCATTTCTCGGATTACATCTTCCTGTTCGTCAAGTTTTTCGATAAGTGCCATGTACTTATCTAAATCAATCTCCACCTCATTGCTTGACATGTCTTTAGTTTCTTCTGCCATTTTAATAACTCCATATTGTTAATCACGGCATACATAATAAAGATTATTGTTTACTATTCTGTTGTCTCTGCTTTTCTTGTTCTAAGTAGTTTAAGAGAAGATTAACATAAATCTCCCTTTCCCACGGCATCATATCCTCTAATTCTGTTAATGAATAATTGTGATGTTGCATCATCTGAAAGTTGGTGTTATAATAATTAAACACCGACTCGTGAGAAAGGGCGATTAGAAAAAATTTGCTAATCCCTGTAGTTTTCTCGTCTGTTGAGAATTACAAACTTCACATTTGAACTCAACATCATGTTCCAGTCTTGGAGCACTTTGAAAGAAATCTGTTAACTTTTCAACCTGACCTATTGTTAAGTTCTCAATGAACTCATCAACATCTTCGTCAGATATATCATTTCTTTCATAAACACTTTCTGCATCAAAGATTCTATCTATTGACTTATTCAGAAGTTTAAATATGGATTCATTTTCATCCACACTATCTTCTATTTCAGTAGTGTCTTGTACTCTAAGTAATCTTAGAACTACACCAACATCATCACTAATCATCACAGTATTATCAATCAGTTCACCTTTAACTTCAACATCATCAAAATTGATTGAAACATCTCCTGTTCCTGAGCAGTCATCTTCTTGACATTTCATTTTAACAGTGGTAGTTTCTCCAACTGATACAGCACGAATCTTAATAAACAACCATTCTAAGTCGATTGTTGCAAGTTCATTTGCATTAATCTCCCCAAAGGTCACATTATTAATCATCGTCTTTACTGCTTCGAGTGATTCTTTTTTATCCTCACTCTCTTTAGCTAAAAGTAAAACCTTTTGTTCTTTAACAAGAAAAGGTCGAAACTTTACTTCACGACCATCACTTGGTAGCACCGTTTTATATGTCGGTGCTGATTGGATTGGTAATCCCATAATTTACTCCATAATGTTATTACTAGATGCCACCACCTAGTAAATTGCTAAGTCTTGACCCAGCAGAATCTAATTTGTTAAGTTTCCCTAACATGTCTTTAGATTTACTACTAAACCTACTTGCAACTGTAAGACTCTCTCTTGCTAAATCAAGATATCGTCTTCCTTTATTTAGTACCGAAAGTTGAGGTGCATCCCCATATTCAGTATCAAATGTTTTAAATGCAAATTTGCATGTAAATTTTAACAATGCACTTTCACCCATTGAGAGTGACATTGGTTCGTAAGAGACTGGAAATGCATCATAAAATTTATATTTTAGTGCCATTGATGAGTCTCTTCTAAATTGTTCTATTTCTATTGTTCCATAATAATCTTTTGGATACATTAAGATTGGTTTAATACTATTTCCATCTTCTGCAGTAAAGATAGACGATTGCCATGCTTCGATAATGTATCTATCAAAGAAACTTGAATCACATATAAAGGTAAAATCAACTTCATTTGTGTTGTTAACCTGTGTGACTTTTTTTGTATTTGTTCCTGTTGTATAAAAATCTTTGGTTGCTAAACTTCTTCCTGGAAGACTTGTTGCTTCACATCTAACACCTTCTATGTTGAATCCCAATTGAGGACAAAACATGTTGACTTGGAAATAGTTATTCAATGCACCTGCATCGAAATTTGATTTTAGTTTATTAATATCCATTAAAATTTCTCTCTACTATCTGCATATACTTTGTTTGCATTAACATTAAATTGTTGTGACGGTAACATCACCATCATATCCCAATAATCCATAGGCACTTCTGCTATCCTAGAATCGATATGTGCATAAAGATATCTCTTTACACATGGTTTTGCATATCTAAGACCAGAAACAGTCTTAATTAACTGATATGATAACATAACTCTTCGTTCTTCATCTTGTTCATTATCAGTTGCTATCTCATAGAGACTTAAAAGTAATGGTGTTCTATACCTTGGTGCAATGTAATGTAAATTTATGCCCATAAAACCGTCTGTAAGAAACTCAAACACAATAGTGAGTGGGAATTTATCCCAATAAGGCAGAACATCTTGGTATTTTGCATCATAACGATACATATACATTCTACCCAACTCTGGTTTGCTAACAACAGGAAAATCATCGTCTGTAATTAGTTTATTTACAGGTTGTCTTATCTTTCTAAGTCTTCCTTTAAACCACTCTAAACTTTCCTGACTTCGTTTCTCTGTTTCTAACGGAGTTTCACCTTGTATTCTTTCAAGTAAGTCTAACATACATACTATTTATGTATTATGTAAGGTGGTCTTCAGTTAAAATTCGAAATTTTAGTCTTCTTTCTTTACAAAAGTCTTCTGCTGCCTTAAATTTTGCTTGATTTACGGCATATGTAGCAACTTCGTTAAGATATCTCTTAGTTTGTCGTTTTGGGGGTTTCGGAGGCAGTAATTGTCTCTTTGGTTTGACTTCGATGACCTCTCTTACTGTTTGACCAGAGGAATTTACATATTTTATGTAAAAATCGGGAAAATAACGATGAACTCTCTTGTCTAAAGGTGATTTATAAGGAATTATGACTTCTTCACTTCCCCATTCAATGACATTTTCGTTATTATCGCAGTAAACCATGAATCTGCGTTCCCATAGCGAACGATAGAAGATTTTTGTTGGGTCTCCTTTGTATTTTTTGTAATTCTTTGGTTTGAACTTACCACTGTATGACATAAATAGATGTATATAACTCGTTTAAGGATATTTATATGCCCAATATTAACAAAATTTTAAGTAAAGTCAACCAGGCAAAATCTGCTATATCAAGTGCAAAAGGAATCAAATCCAAACTATCTCAGATTAATTATACTTCAGTAATCAACTCAAATGAGTTAGAAGCACAGGCAGAAGTTGCAAAACAGACTTTAGACAAAAGAAGAACTTCACTTGAAAAGTCTTTGAACGCAAACAATCTATCAAAGAACAAGGCAAAGAAATCTCCAGAAGGTGCACCAATAGAATTGCAATATCCTTTAAACGAAGAACACGATAACTATATCGTATTCAGTAGTAGACAAAGAATCAATCGTCAAAGAAGAAGTGAAGACGGTAAAATGAAACAGGCAACTGGTGTTGGTTTGAGTAAAGATGGAAATAGAGCATCTTTGATGAATACTGCAGATTCACAAGTAGAAATTGCATTACACATTCCTTTAACATTAGAACAAGAAGCTGCCGTTCAGTATAGTAAAAAAGATGTTGGTGCCCTTGCAAGAGGAGTTCAACAAGGTGGTGCTGGTGGATTTATTTCAGGTATGGTTCAAGGTCTATCACAAGCAGCTCAAAAAATGTTAAACAGTATGACTGGTAATGCAATGTTTATCATGCAAGGTAAAGCAGTCAACCCTATGCAAGAAATGGCATTAGAAGGTGTCGACTTTAGAGAACTATCGTTTTCATATACAATGTCTCCATCATCAAAAGAAGAAGCAGATATGATAAACGAAATAATATACTATTTTAAGACTGCAATGTTGCCTGATACATATCCGGCATTAGGTGCTGGTTCATCAGATGCAGAAGGATTCTTTAACTATCCAAATACATGGGAAGCAATCTTAGAAGGACCGATTGCAGAGAAAGTTGACGGATATCTTCCTATGGTTTTAAAGGGGTGTAAAGTCACATATGAGGGAGATTCAACATCAATGACTTACTATGAAGACGGTCAACCAACAAGTATTAAAATGGATTTACAATTCACTGAACTTAAAATACTTACACAAGAAGCTTACCAAGAAATTACTGCTCACCCAAATGGTAAGGCATCAGGACTTAAATCTATGCCTAGTATTATTGACCAAAATGCAACAGGTGATACAACGAATATTGAAGCAGGTGCAGCGGCAGAAAACGCAGTCAAAGAAAATGCATCTGGTAAGAAAAATCCATAAGGTAAAATATGTCAAATCAATTATTTAAAAACTTTCCAGAAATACAATATACTTTATCAACAGGTAAAATTGTTACCATTAAAGACTTCTTTAGAAAGTCTACAATTGAACAAGACTCTGTTAACAGTGTTATCTCATATACATTCTATGAAATACAAGATGGTGAAAGACCAGATGTAGTTGCAGATAGATTATATGGTGATAGTGATTTGCATTGGACATTCTTCTTAGTCAATGATATGGATAACTACTATCAGTGGTACAAAGACCAGACGACATTTGAAAATCAACTCAAAGAGATGTATCCTGAATATTGGTTAATTTCAAATCGTTCAACAGACATAGTATCAAAGGATGATAAATGGTTGTTGGGAGAAATCATTGAAACATCTCAACAATCAGGTAATGTCATCTCAGTTCAACCTACATTTAACAGGATAGGAGTTGCAGGTGGAACTTGGAATGTAAATGATGTAGTCACAGGCAAAGTGAGTGGTAAATCATTTACTGTAAGTTCTGTAGTTTCAGGTCCAGATGGTATTGACCATTATGTTAACTCAGAAGGACTCAGACGAAATACAATTGACACAGGTTTTACACCTGTCACATATTACACACATGATTACGAAGTAAACGAAACAAATAGAAAAATAAAAGTTATTAGACCTGAATACATAAGAAGAGTTGTATCAGAATTTGAAAAAGTAATGGCATCATGAGCGCATTAAAACAAGGAGAGTTTTTAGTAGAATCTCTCGCATTAATAAATCAATTCGGTGAAACACTGGACATTTCAGGTGTTGTTGGTGAATTTGAGATGTCAGAAAGTATATATCGGAAGTTTGTATCAGGTGTCGTTGGTATTGTTGACGGTCTTAATCTACTGAAGAACTATCGTTTTACTGGACAGGAGTTTATTCGTATCTCAGTAAAACAAAAAGAAGGAATGGGAGATACTGCAGATGCATTGTATAGTATCGATAAAACATTTAGAGTATTCAAAGCAGATAACATTTCAAGACCATCAGAAAAGATTCAATCATACATGTTAAGTCTATGTGAACCAAGACTCTTCAATCTCAATAGAACTAGATTAAGTAGAACATTGAGGGGTTCTTATGATGACATGTTAGAGAATGTTTTAGTAAATGAAGCAAAGATTCCTATGGAAGAATTTGACCATTGGGAAGAAACTAAACCTGATAATCATCAATTCATTGTTCCTAACTGGACTGTTAATAAGATTTTAGACTACTGTACAAAAGAGGCAAACATTGGTGGTGATACAAACTATAGAAATGGTATGTTCTTCTTTCAAACACTAAATGGTGGGTTTAGATTTAAATCAATTGACCAAATGTTTGAACAAGAATTTCCTGTTTCATTCAGTATGAAACCTAGAAATTCATCTCCAACAGAAGATATGGACTTGAATGCACCTGGTGGTTTAAATAGTCAGATATTTTCCTACAGAAAACCACAAATGTTTGATACATTGAAAGGAACTTTACGAGGTGCTTATGCATCTCATATGAAAGTTTATGACCCTTTGCGTAAATTAGAATCAGAAGAAGTTTATGATATAGAAGAGACATGGAAACGAGGTAAACATCTATCTGGTTTTCCTATGATTCATAATGGTGAATATGAGTATACATTTACTGCTGAAAACTCAGTAGGTGAAGGAGAACCACCACAATATTCAGAACTAGATGTTGACTTACCTCCAAACCAGCATTTTAACGCGTTTTTCATTGAGGCATCTGATATGAGACATTCATATGATGACAATGGAGATTTGAACGCAGATGAACTTTTTAGAGGAAAAGAAAATAGAGATAATGCAACACTAGAAAGAATTGCACTTAAAGAAATTTTATCTCAACATAGAATTATTGTGACGGTTCCTTTCAGAACAGATATGAATGTTGGTCAGATTGTACAACTATCTTTGCCATCTGCAGAACCAACTTCAGAACAAGACACATCAGATAAATTAAACGATGATAGATATCTTATAACTGATTTGAAGTTAGTTGGTGACCCAACACAATTGTCAGGTAAAATGACAATGGAATGTGTTAAAGAATCTTACATGCAGAAAATAGAAACTGCAACACCATTAGACAACACTGCAACACCGAGAGAAGTATGATAACATTTTATGGAATAGTTGAAGACAGAAACGACCCTTTGATGGTCGGAAGAGTTCGTGTAAGAATACATGGTATTCATTCTGAAAACAAACAATACATCGCAACTCCTGATTTACCGTGGGCACAAGTTTTATTACCCACAACTTCTGCAGGATTATCTGGAATAGGAACTCAACATGGACTTGTAGAAGGTTCTACAGTCTATGGATTCTTTAGAGATGGTGAAACCAGACAAGACCCTGTAATTACACATGTGTCTGCTGGTATTCCTCAGAATGGTTATAAAGAAACAACAAAAGATGAATTACTTACTAGAAATATAGAAAAGGGATTCAATGACCCAAGAAGATTAAAAGTTGATGACTATAAAGATACTCCTGATGGACCGAATCCAGAACAGGCACCTAATCGTTCTCATGGTTTAACAAGTTCAATAGAAACTGCACCAAAAACACCAAAAGAATTAAAGATTAATTACGATAACACAGGTTCTACTATCGAAGAGTTGGAGGTGACTGCAGATATGTTGCCTTACTATCCTTTATATACGGAAGAATCAGATTTATCTTCTATTGCAAGGGGTGGAATTTTAGACCATGCAATAAATGGTGGTATGGTTCACCCAGTGACTCAAAAGATTTTAGGAGATTTTGTGGATGTCCAAGCAAAACCTGTATATCCTTACAATAAGGTTTTGCAAACCGAGGCAGGACATGTTTTAGAAATTGATGACACACCAAAAGCAGAAAGACTAAATGTTCATCACAGGTCAGGAACATTCCACGAGATTCATGCAGACGGTTCAGAAGTCACTAGAATTGTAAACAACAATTACACTGCAATACTCAAAGACGACAAAGTGTATATTGCTGGTAACGCAGACTTACAAGTTGGACACGGCAATGTTAATATAACAGTTGATACAGGTAATGTCAATATGAATGTATTGAAAGGAAATGTTGATGCACAAATTCAAGGAACATTAAATGCAGATGTAGTGGGTGATACAACATTCACTTCACCGAATACAACCATGACTACAAACTTAAAGGTTGATGGTACAGTTCATATCACTGGTGCTCAGACAAATGATTCTACAATTGATGCAACAGGAGATATATCAACTTCTGCTGGAGATTCTCCAACACTTGCAACCCACAAACATGACACAACTATCAAAGGTGGTTCAAGTTCAGGTAAATATACTTCAGTAAAAGGTAAATAAGGAGTATAAATAGATATATGGCAAATTTAAAATCACAAGGGAAGAATGTAGCAGCGAAGGAAGTTTACGCAGAT